TCTTTGTTAATTCCAATCCTTTACGTAGCATTTCTTTTGCATCGTCATACTGTCCTCTACACATAGAGTCGTAACTCCACCTGATCCATGACATAGCACCCATATTTAATTCGGTAGCTTCACTTGTAATGTCTTGACTATCAGTGATAGCACCACCGCCTACCTTATTGGCATTGAGAAACATTAACAAGCTAGGCTTGTCCACTGGCACATCGACAGGACTGTATGTTTTTCCACACATCTTACGTGCATCGGCCTGTGTTCCTGCCCATACACCACTGCTGTTCCTGTATAGCTTCATGCTACTTCCTCTGGTACAAACCACTCTGGCACTGGACGATTAGTCCATAGCATATTGAACCTACTTTGCTTAGTCATGTAGAACTTACGATAGCTTTCCAGAGGCCACGCCTTGCCTGACTTCAGGTCAGTGTGTTCACTGAAGCACTCAGGGTGAGGTGTAATCAAGCCATCAGGCACATACTCTGCACCATCCACCAATGCATCCCACAAACGGAATGATGCATGTGTCTTGCCGTATCTGTGGGTGTACTCTTTGCACATCCAACGAAACATCTCTAGCGAGAACTCATAGTTGGCACGAGATAGTCCTGCCCATATGGTACATGGGTGCTTTTGATGTACGGCACGATACAACCCTGCTTCCTCTGCATACTCTGGTGCATGTAGTCTCAGCGTAGTGCATAGCATTTGTGCCTCTTCAAGTGGCATCTTGACCACGTGCTTGTCACACAAGTCACGAGCAATCAAGTCGGGGCTGTAGTTTATGATAAATCTATTCATGTTTACTCCTTGGTATGTTGCCTATCCAATGTGTGCAATCGTCACATGGATCATCAAGCGGCATGGGTTTCTCCGTTGGTGGTGGTTTCCGTTTCATCTACCTTGTACACAAGGACACGTATCTCGAATGACATGTCAGCATTGACAGTCGCCTCTGAACGTAGCCCCACTGTGTCTCCCTCACTAGCAAACTTACGTAGGTTCTTGATGGACAGTAACCTGTCACCTCGTGGCCTACGGTATAGACGCACCTCTGTCGGGGTATCGTCCTCATACAACGCATCAATGATCACCTTATCGCCATTGGCAATCTGGTTGTATGAATAGTTTATTTCATCAGCTAATTGTTGCACTGATTTGTTGGCATCAATGATTGACTTGGTAAGCATACGCTTAGTCAATTTAATTCTAGCTTCTGTGTCTGTTAGTCTATAGCTTTCAGCTTTCATATCTGTCTCCTTACTGTACTGCATACGGTGCTTCGTATATGAATGGGTATGATTTGTACTCATCCATTTCATACTCACCGCATTCTAAAAAATCTATGTTCACTGCATCTGGGTGTATGCTACGAGCAAGATGCATGGCAAACTCTGTGGCACTGTGCCAATCAATGATTGATGGATACGTATCATCTAGTTGTATAAGACTTTCCATACCATCAACATCAACCTTCACATCATAACCCATTACTAGCATGGCTCTGCCCCCTCTGCATATATGTATGGCCTGTATACTGTGTCATGTGGACAGTTGTACCTTGGCTCAAGAGATAGGTATGCACGTTTGGCTTTACGCACTGGTGTCTCATCAACCCACTTCACGAAACTGTCATACTTGTATGGGTTGTACCCAACATTGTCCAACGTTGGACACTTTTTATCTGCATCATCTAACAGATCAACGCCATAGTCTGTGAAGTATGTGGCATCACCACGCACAAAAGCATGGACATTCTTCTTGCGTTCTTTCAACACACGTTGCCTACCACCTTGACGCACCACGAACTCTGGGTTGCGTAGGTGTACCTTGTCAGTGTGCAATATCACCCTGCCCGACCTAGCTGATCGGACAGAGAATAGATGCTTGTGTAAATTAAAATAGACTTCAACTCTCATCGTCTTTCTCCGTTTGTATTTGTTGTGCATAGTCTTGGCATATGCGTTTGTTGTGGCACATGATGACAACCTTACCGTCATCATCATACACCACGTACTTGCGTTTCCACAACACGATACGCATTTACCCTGCGAAGTGCCAGAACTTACGCTCTGTAACTTTGTTACGGTTATGTTCAACATACAAGCTGAACTTGCCCATGTGATGTGCAGTCATGCAACGATCACGATTGAAGAGAGACAAGCCACGAGACTTGATACTACGCTTACGTAGCAATCCCTTTTGTCCAAGTAAGTTGAAACGGAAACCTGATGTTCCGTCATTGAGTGGTTTAGTTGCGAATATTACAAACATGATGTATCTCCTTGTGTTTGTGTTGAGTAATTAGTTTAACGTTATACTATTTATAACACTTTCATATACATTTCAAGTGTTATATAATAGTATTTATTTAGCGACCTTGCGTTGTAGTTGTTTTTGTTTACGTGCAATCTTACGTTCACGTTTCCAATCGTCATTGTATTTAGACTGTCCAACCTTGGACGCTTTGGTTTTAGAAAACTTAATAAAGTTTTGCATCTCGTATCGCATTTTGCTTTTCCTTTCTTGTAAGCTTACGCTTGTTACCTTTTTTGGGTGGCACTACTTGTGGCGACTTGCGCTCTTGTAGCATAGCTCTGGCTATGGGATTAACATAGTTAATTTTGCTTGTCAATTTCATCACGCACCTTTATCAATTCATCAATCAAACTATTCAGTGAACTGCCGTATCTCTCTATGTACATATTAGAGTACGTTTCACCCCTGCTTTCTTCAGGTATAACAGCAACCTCACGCTCATCGGGCAATGGGTCTCTGTCTCTGTGGTGTGAGATAGATATTTCTCTGCCTTTGTGGAATACATATACATTATTCATCTTTGGCATTTTCATCATGTTCATAGTTTTACCTCGCTATGTTGTGTTGTCTACGCCATGCTACCCAAGTGATAGCTTGCATCTGAAAACCTTTGATGCCAACAGCTTTAGCTGCTTCAATGTAAGCATTGGCAATGATACCATACTCTCTGACACCTACGTTGTTGTTCTTGAGAACTCTACGTATTCCATCGTGTATGTTCTTAGCATGACCATCGACAGTGACTACATCAATGCCAAGTATGTTAGCAAAGAAAGCTGTAGTCTTTTTACCATTGAGTTTAGNCATCAATGCTTTCCTACGTACCATACGTTGCTCAAGCATATCCCATGCCTTACGTTTGTTGGCAGGATAGGCAGATACAGTNACNTCATCTATAGTGCAACCTCTGACATATGCATCGACCANTATNTGTGCNGCCTTGACATTGACAGACCAACCAAGGTTGGGTGACAGTGCAGCAATGACACCAACGACAGTGTTTACACTGACACCAAATTCCTTGGCAATCTTGGTAGCATCACGCTTGGCAAGCTTGTACCACTTGATGCCATGTGTNACCTCATCAGGTGTGGCATTGTGGTATGTAGTGAGAATATTTTGTACAGTCATTATTCATCCCCCTTGCCAAAAGTTGCATCCCATTCTTCTGGTGTAATACCAGAGATCAAGAACTCTCTTGCATCACCACTCAATTGTGGGAACGCATCTTGCACTAACGTACCACTCTCAAGCCAGTGTTCTATCTGGCCTGAACGTAATGGTAGCACCATGCGGCTTTCCTTACCTGTCAGTATGGATACCTTGTGTACCATTGTGAAGCCTTCAGTTACATGTTCAAATCTCATTATACAAGTTCCTTGTAAAGTGTCCAACATTGGACGGTTTCAGTTTCAGTGTTAATGTATATACATGTTATATAACACTTTCATAAATAATCAAGTGTTATATAACTGTAATACTATTATTTAACATCCTTCCAACCACTATCGTAGATAAGTGTAGGCTCTTTAGGATATGTGAACTGTCCAACATTGGACGGTTTAGCCTTGTCTAGCTTTGCACGTAGCTTCGCTATCCTGTCAGCTTTGGATGTAGGCTCACATAGTCTAGTAGAGCTAGAGTTGACAATGAAAGAACGTTGCTTTTTAAATTTCATTTAAATGTCCTTTATCCAGAATGTTAGTATAGCCAGTGTACCGAATGGTACAAGTACACCAAGTACGATAGGGTCAAAGTTGTATACAACTACAGCGTATACCATAAATGCTACAAGCATTGTCATAAATGTCCACAACAATGCAAATACAATACGAAATAAAAACATATGAATAACCTTTCAGGTTAAAGTGACAGCTTACGCTGCCACCTCAGTTACAGTTGGAGCAGTTGAATGATCTATGATCATCTCTGCGAGTTCTAGCATATCAATGCCATTGGCATCGCATACCTTCACAAGCTTGTCAAACACAATCTGCTTGCTAACAGGTTTTTGTCCAACATTGGACGGTTCTACTTTAGTAGGTGTAGCTTCCACTTCCTCTGCTTTAGCAGTAGTTGGTGCTTCACTCTCAGCTTCCTTGGAAGCACTACGCATTGCTGCTTGAAGAGCAGTGAGGGAGGTAAAACCCTTTTTGCTTTTAGCAATGAAGTCACGACACTCTACTTCGTTTTCAACGAACCACAAAGCTTCAGATCGTCTTCTACGATCAATGATGTGAACACCGTGAGTTGTGAGTGTTTGACGTGATATTTGACCACTGTCAACTGGTGATGAAGCTTTCAATTGCTGTAGCAATTTGCCAAGCCTTGTGTCAAAGCCTTTAGCTTTCGTAGTATCCTTGAGACTGTTAGTCTGCTTCCAGATTGTAGCAAGGGCTTTGCCCTCTTTGACCATTGCATCAATAGTTGTTCCAACTACTTTGCTTGCTGCTTTAACTGATTTTCCCATTGTACTTTCCTTTACTATATTCTGTTACATTAAGAGAGTTATTATACTCTCACTTAACAGTGAGTGTAATAACTATCTATGTAACTATAGAATATAAGTAAGTATGTCAAGCCCTTCTTCACGTGATCCTCTGCGCCTGTCGTTTCACAGGTGGTTGCAGTAATCTAAGATTACGAAACTCGTGTGTTAAACTCACGTGTGTACACAAGGATTGCTACCGTCCAACCTTGGACACTTGACAATGGACACCCTACCCTATGGGGTAGTATTAGTTTTATGCATCGGCTTTGCAACACGTCTTTGTTTCAGTATCTTTGCTATTTGTACAGTGTAAACACTGGCAACTGATTGCATAACAGTTGTTCATAGCTCGTAAGTCACTGTATATGCTTGCATTTTGTTTGTGTTGGTGGATTGTGACGCATATGTTGCCTTCACCTACACGTATATGTGTGTGTATATGTATGTATGTGCGTGTCAAGCGTGGGTATGCGTGGGCCACAGGGGGGTGGGGCGTTAGTATGTACACATAAATACACAGATCAGAAATAATGAGTGTTAACCACATTACATATATGGTGGTTTACACATACTTGTGATCACAAAACTAGGATGACACTTATATGTGATCACATAATAATGTAGGGCATTGTACGATTAGGGGTTGACATGGGTCATAGAATGTGTAAAACTACGTTAGTAGTTAGTTAGGTTACACTAACAGTGATACATGTACAATGTAACACTTAATATGCTCTTATATAATACTCTTATATATACATTAACTATAAATACACTTAACTATAACACGTACAATGTATATGCCGTTAGGCAAGAGCTTTCGTATATAAATAAAAATAATTGTTGACAATGGCAAAGAAATCAGTAAAACTATACACAGACAATGTAATAGAAGAGTTCTATTCTCATCTAGTAAGTGGTACATTAAAAGATTTACATATACCCCATAGTGATGTATTCTACGTAAGAGAAGCCGTACAGAACCATTATGGGAGGCCATTTACGTTGGAACACGTAGAGTGGGCTATGAGAAAAGAAGGTTGGACAGATGGCAACAACTAAAGATGTAAAACGATTACCCAGTGGTAGAATAGAATACCGTGGAGAAACCTTTGCAGGATACAACAAACCCAAGAGTACTTCAGGTGGTTCTAAGAAATCTGCTGTATTAGCTAAGAAGGGTGATCAGGTAAAGCTAGTTCGTTTCGGTGATCCAAACATGAGCATTAAGAAAGATCAACCTGCAAGACGTAAAAGCTTTCGTGCTAGACATAACTGTGATACAGCCAAAGATAAGTTTACCGCTAGGTACTGGAGTTGCAAAGCATGGTAAGCCCAATACAGAAACTATTTAAAAAGAAATTTGTATCTACACTAGATCAGGGTCAGTCACCCTCTCGTGGTACACTTGATGTAGAGTCAGGCAGAGCAGGTAAAGTAACACAGGCTACTGGAACTACAATGAAAGATGCATCCTCTCTTGGGTCACGTGCTCGTGCTAGACTTGTTTCTGCATTAGAGACTATGGAAGAAAAGGGAACTATCTCCAAAGAAGATAAAGCCTTACTTGATAGACTCAATGTATTATCAGAAAAAAGTGACAAGGCACGTACAACTGCAGCAACCAAAACAAAAGCAGATGCTCAGTCAAAAGCCAAAGGTGTAAGCGTTGCAGGTGAAGACGGCATAATTAAAGCTGTACCTAAAACAAAACTAAAAGATAAAGATATGATGGTTGGTAATACAACAAACGGTATTACAAAAGATGGTGAGATTATTGGTAATCCTACTGACAACCAAATGAATATAGTTATACGTAACATGGAAGCTCGTGAAGCTTTAAGTGCAGCAGCAAAGGCAAACCTTGCAAGGCTAAAACGTATGACAAAGAAAGACAGACAGGACGCTGCACTGCGTAATATGGAACGTAAGTTAAAAGATACAGGTGCAGATAAATCAGGACGTGCCTTTAAACGTGGTGGTACGGCTCGTAATGGTCACGCTGACTTTCGCAAAAACGGTATGTTTTACAAGTGAGCATAGAAGCTGATCTAAGGGATTGGTCACAAACTGTACTAGAAGTACCCAATGATGCACTCAAAGGATTACCTGCCTGTCCATATGCAAGAGAAGCATGGAAACAAAACAAAGTAAATGTAGTTGAGGCAGATAACTTAGGCATCGAGTCTATATGCCAAGCCAGAAAGTTTGATAATACATATGATCTGGTAGTTGTAGCGTCCTACACATTTCCATCCCCCTACGCATTTACTGAGTTTATAGATTTTTTAAACGATACATTTTCAAAAGAAGATTTGCACATCATGGGGTTTCACCCTGAATACGGTGCAGAAGATGCAGACTTAGACTTTTTATATGAACATGAGTGGGAGTCTGCTATAGAGAAAGAATATGCAATGATGTTTATTCAGTCTCTATCAAAGGTAGATGACGCAAGTTTGAAACTGGAGAAACTAGGATACTACAATGTATATCCATCTGAAGAGTATCAGACTCTTGTATTAGATCGAAGAAAACGGAGAACAAGACAATGGCAATGAAACCTCGTGCAATGAAAAAGAAACCAATGATGCGTGGCGGTATGGGAGCAAAGAAAAAGCCTATGATGCGTGGTGGAGGAATGAACAAGAAGAAGATGATGCGTGGCGGCATGTCTAAAAAGAAATAATGTGGTTAGCTGTATTGTTGATGTGCACAAACCCATCAGCATTGTCTTGTCAGGTTATAGCAAAACCAGAACCCTTTTATACAGAGGAATCTTGTAAGCAAGAAACTATTATTGTAACAAATGACTTAGTAGCAAAGGGTATATACGCAATACCAACATGTGTTAAAATTGGAACTAACTTATAGGAAACTAAAATGAAAAAACTATTATTACCAGTTGCACTTGCAACTATGGCAACATCTGTATCAGCTATGGATTTGGGATACGGTGTATCTGTCGGTGCTGAAACAGAACTAACATATACCACAGGAACAGAACTGTGGACATTAGATGTAACACCATCTATGGGTATAGGTGCATATGGCGTTTCCTTTACAGGTGAAACAACTATAGATGTACTAGACCTAAACAAGGGTGACATTTTTACAGGTGTAGATTGGAAAGCTGAGTACGTATGGAAAGGCATGACAACATATACTAAAGTATCATCAGACGCAGACTTTGAGTTTGGTGATATTACAATGGGCGCAAAGTTAACATTTTAAATGGCTAACCCTGCTACAGCTAAATACTTTACAAAGGCAAAGAACCTATCGGCTACTTCAGGTGGTGCTAGTGGTGATGTAGTGTACACGTGTCCTAATAACCATGTGTCACTCATCACTTTTTTGCATGTATCGAATGGCTCTACAAATAATAAGAAGTATAGTCTTCAGTGGTATGAACTAGCTACAACTACGTATCACTTTCTTGTAGATGAACATAGCCTAGCAGCAAACAGTTTAGAAGAAGTTGTACAGGGTGGTGGATACCTAGCATTAGCTGCAGGTGATAAGATCATAGGCTTTGAAGACAGTAGCTCTGACTTTCATATAGTAGTATCGGGTGCAGAGTATTACCAACCGACATAACGGATATGCAACTTTTGTGAGTACTCATAGGTAAGTACTTATGATATAACTATCTCCATACGCTACAATGTAGCGAGTAACACTAAAGGAGATAGACATGAGTGTAAAACAATTTTTTAAGAATGCTTGGAAGAAGCATGAAGTCGCCCAACAAAGACGTGCAGATTTTAGATTGCTACAGATGATGAGTGACAAAGACTTAAACGACATAGGTATAGGTCGAGGCGATATAAGGAGAGTTATATATGCCGAAGAAGAAAAGCACAGTTAACGCAGCAGGAAACTACACAAAACCTACCATGCGTAAACGTCAATTCTCAAGAATAAAAGCAGGTACTAAGGGTGGCAAAGCAGGACAGTGGAGTGCTCGTAAAGCTCAAATGCTTGCATCAGCTTATAAAAAAGCAGGGGGAGGCTATAAATGAAACGATACCTTAAACGACTATGGTGCGCTTTAATTAATCGTAAGTGCAATCCACAATGTGAGTGCTGCTAGTTGGCACTCGCTAAGTCACAAAAAAGCCTGAAGTCTTGGACGAAACAAAAGTGGAGAACCAAGAGTGGTAAGCCTAGTGCTAAAACTGGTGAACGTTATTTACCTTCTGCGGCTATTAAGTCTCTTAGCAGCAGTGAGTATGCCGCTACAACCAGAGCTAAACGAAAAGGCACAAAGGCAGGTAAGCAGCATGTGGCTCAACCTAAAAGCATCTCAAAGAAAACGGCTAGATTTAGGAGAACCTGATGGTAGAGGAATATGACCTAGATAAGAATGGTAAGCTAGACGAAGAAGAACGTGCTATCTATTTAGAAGACAGACGTAGAAAAATGGAAGATGAAGATGCCAAGCGTGATGCTCAACGTAATATGACTTGGTTTGCTTTGTCAGGTATGGTACTATATCCTATGGGTATTTTTTTATGCACCCTTATTGGAATGGATACAGCAGCAATGCTAATAGCTGACATAGCTAATATCTATGTTGTATCTGTGTCTGCACTGGTTGGTGCATACTTTGGATTTTCAGCAATGGGAGCAAAGAAATGATACAGGGTTTAATTGGGCCAATAGCAAACTTAGCAGGTACTTGGCTAAATGGTAAGGTAGAAACTAAAGCTGCCGAAACTAAAGCAAAGGTAGCTCGTGCAGAAGCAGAAGCCCAGATAATGGTGTCAGCCGCTACGTCAGAAGCTGAGTGGGAAAAGATAATGGCACAGGGTACTCAGAACTCGTGGAAAGACGAGTACCTAGTTTTACTTTTTTCAATTCCATTAATTTTAGCATTTTTGCCATTCGAATGGGCAAATGCAGCAGTAGCTAATGGCTTTGCTGCACTTGAGTCCATGCCCCAGTGGTATAGCTATACCTTGGGTGTAATTGTGGCAAGCAGCTTTGCAGTAAGATCAGCTACTAAATTTTTTGGAAAGTAGCTATGACAAAGAGTAGTGTACAAAGTTTCTTAACTAAAATAGGATTTGGTGGTTCTCCACAACAACGTGCCTTTGACAAAATGATAACCAATAAAGATTTTAAAAAAGCACGAGAATCTTATCCTAATTTGTATAAGGATTGGAAAGCATCTAAAAAAACTAAAAAGAAAAAAACGGATAGTAAAGATTATCGTAAGGGTGGTATGGTACTCTTTACAACAGACAACAGAAAGAAAAAATAATGGCATTTAAATTATCAAATAGATCGTTAGGCAAACTAGAGGGTGTTCATCCTGATATGGTGGAGACAGTAAAAAAAGCTATTGAAGTGACATCTGTAGATTTCGGAGTCACGTTTGGCGTAAGAAGTTTGGAAGAGCAAGAACGTTTGTTTAAGTCTGGCAGATCACAGACTATGAACAGTAAACATTTATTACAAGACTCAGGATACTCTCATGCAGTAGACCTAGTTGCATACGATGGATCAGATGTAGTTTGGGAATTAAATGTATATGATAATATTGCTGACGCAATGAAAGCTGCAGCAAAAGAAGTTGGCTGTGCAATTAAGTGGGGCGCAGCTTGGTCAGTAGGCAATATAGTAGATTATGGTGGTACAATGGAAGAAGCCATGAATGAATATGTAGACCTACGTAGATCAGAAGGAAGACGTCCATTTATTGATGGGCCGCATTTTGAATTGATGGTATAATGGCTAGACAATTAACAGAACAACAACAACAGTTCCTCAGTGTACTATTTGAAGAGGCAGGTGGTGATATACTCACAGCAAAGAAACTTGCAGGGTATTCAGATACTACTTCTACAAGCAGTGTTGTAAATAGTTTAAAAGAAGAAATCATAGATGCTACTCAAACGTTTCTATCACGCAATGCTCCCAAAGCTGCAATGGCTATGGTTGGTGCATTGTACGATCCTACTGAGTTAGGCATACGAGATAAGATGCAAGCAGCCAAAGAGTTACTTGATCGTACTGGTCTTGTAAAGACTGAGAAGGTACAAGTTGAAGCCAGAGGCGGTGTGATGCTTATGCCCCCAAAACAAATGGAAGATGATGACTAAACCATTAAAGCAATGGAAGTTACCCCAACCAACTGACATAAAAGAAGACAACGAGTGGATACCTATTCCACGTATATCACGCACCATACCTTATGGATATGATGTAGACCCCGATGATCCAGACGTACTATTACCGAATGAACATCAGCTAGATATGCTAATGAAAGCACAGAAGTATTTAAAACAATACTCCTATCGTGAAGTAGCTAACTGGCTCACAAGNAATACNGGCAGAAGTATTTCACATGTAGGTTTGAGGAAACGGTTAGANAATGAGCGAAGAAGAAAAAACAAATCTGGAAGCCTACGCAGATGGGCAGACTATGCGAAAAAGGCAATCGCCAAAGCGGAAGAGATCGACAACAAAAGACTTGGAGCTAAAGCAGAAGCCAATAAAGAAGACACAAGCGCAGCCTAAACCAAATCCAGTAATAGATACAACATCTATTGAAGAACAACACAACGTTATCTTTAAACCCAATGAAGGTCCACAAACAACCTTCCTAGCTGCAGGTGAAAGAGAAGTGTTATATGGTGGCAGCGCAGGTGGTGGCAAAAGCTACGCCATGTTAGCTGACCCTTTACGTTACATGGGCCATCCATCTTTTTCTGGTTTGCTACTACGGCATACAACAGAAGAACTAAGGGAACTTATTTTTAAATCACAGGAAATGTATCCTAAGATTTGGAAAGGTATTAAGTGGTCTGAACGTAAGATGCAGTGGACTGCGCCCTCTGGCGCAAGATTGTGGATGTCATATCTGGATAAAGAAGATGATGTCTTGCGTTATCAGGGTCTAGCATTTAGTTGGATAGGCTTTGACGAGTTGACACAATGGCCCACACCGTTTGCATGGAATTACATGCGTTCTCGTCTACGGTCCACTGCACCCGATCTTCCAGTATATATGAGGGCTACTACTAACCCCGGAGGTAGAGGCCATCACTGGGTTAAGAAAATGTTTATTGATCCTGCTGCCCCTAACAAATCTTTTGAAGCAACAGACATTGACACAGGAGAAACTTTAAGGTATCCTGCAGGACATGAGAAAGCAGGTAAGTATTTATTCAAACGTAAGTTTATACCTGCTAGACTAAAAGACAATCCCTACTTATCACAGCAAGGCGACTACGAAGCCATGCTACTGTCACTACCAGAACAGCAACGTAGACAGTTACTAGATGGTGATTGGGATATTAAAGAAGGTGCAGCCTTCACAGAATTTAATAGGAACTTACATGTTGTTGAACCTTTCCGTATCCCCAATAACTGGGTCAAGTTTAGAGCTTGCGATTATGGCTATGGGTCTTATAGTGCCGTACTTTGGTTTGCTGTCTCACCAAGTGAACAGATAGTAGTATACAGAGAATTATATGTAAGTAAGGTACTGGCTACAGACTTAGCTGACATGGTACTAGAATTAGAAGCAGAAGATGGAAATATGAAGTATGGTGTTTTGGATTCTAGTTTGTGGCATAAGCGTGGTGATACTGGCCCTTCACTGGCAGAACAAATGATACAAAAGGGATGCCGTTGGCGACCTTCAGATAGATCAAAAGGTTCACGTGTAGCAGGTAAGAACGAAGTACATAGACGCTTACAGGTAGATGAGTTTACAGAAGAACCTAGAATGGTATTCTTTGAAAACTGTATAAATACAATATCACAATTACCTGCATTACCGATAGATAAAAAGAATCCAGAAGATATTGATACAACATCAGAAGATCACTTGTATGATGCTTTAAGATACGGTATAATGTCAAGACCAAGGTTTAGTGTATTTGATTACGATCCACATGGTACACCATCAATGGGTATGAGAGTTGCAGATAATGTGTTTGGTTATTAAGGAAAAATAAATGGCAGAAGAAAATGAAACGTTTATAGAAGATGATTCAATTGTTTTAGACGATATTGAAGAAGATGTATCTGAAGATTCGCAAACAGAAAATATCATTCCATTTATTATGGAACGTTACAATCGTGCAGAAGATTATCGAAGACAAGATGAAGAACGTTGGCTAAGATCATACCGCAACTATCGTGGTATATACGGACCAGAGGTTCAGTTTACTGAAGCAGAAAAGTCTCGTGTATTTATTAAAGTAACTAAAACTAAAACTCTTGCAGCCTATGGTCAGATTGTAGATGTACTTTTTGCAAACAATAAATTTCCCCTTACAATTGATCCTACAGAATTACCAGAAGGTGTAGTTGCAGACGTTAACTTTGATCCACAGGAACCAGAACAGCTACGTTCAAATGGTATGGATGAAACAATTAGCCCTTACGGATTTTCAGGTGATGGACGTGAGATACCTGCAGGTGCAACTGCTAGAACACTTGCAGATAGTTTGGGTCCAATGCAAGATAAGTTTGAAGGTATAAGTAATCTAAAACAAGGTGTGGGTAAAACACCTACTGCTGTTACATTTAGTCCTGCAATGGTTGCAGCTAAAAACATGCAGAAAAAAATACATGATCAATTAGAAGAGTCAAATGCATCTAAGCACTTACGTAGTACTGCATTTGAAATGGCTTTGTTTGGTACAGGGATTATGAAAGGTCCATTTGCTGTAGACAAAGAGTATCCTAATTGGAATGATGAGGGAGAATACGACCCTAGTTTTAAAACAGTTCCCCAAGTAAACCATGTATCTGTGTGGAACTTTTATCCTGATCCAGATGCAAACAACATGGATGAAGCTCAGTACGTAATTGAACGACATAAACTGTCACGTTCTCAGATGCGTAACCTAAAGAAGCGTCCTTACTTTCGTTCTCAGGTAATTGATGAAGCTATTAAACTAGGTGAAAACTATGATAAAGAATACTGGGAAGATGATTTATCTGATATGCACCAGAGCATGGTGTAGAACGATACGAAGTTCTTGAGTACTGGGGTATGGTAGATACCGAAACTCTTGAAGAACAAGGCGTAGATATTCCAGAAGAACTACTAGCTATGGATGAGTTACAGGCAAACGTTTGGATTTGTAATGGTAAACTTATTCGTATGGTTCTTAATCCATTTAAACCTGCTACCATTCCTTATGTAGCATCACCATATGAGCTTAACCCATACTCATTCTTTGGTGTTGGTATTGCTGAAAACATGGATGATACTCAAACATTGATGAATGGTTTTATGCGTATGGCTGTAGACAATGCAGTTATGTCAGGAAACTTGTTAATCGAAGTTGATGAAACTAACTTAGTTCCGGGTCAAGACCTGTCAGTATACCCCGGTAAAGTATTTAGAAGACAGGGTGGTGCTCCGGGGCAAGCTATCTTTGGCACTAAGTTTCCAAATGTTTCTGGTGAGAACATGCAGCTATTTGACAAGGCTCGTGTGCTTGCAGATGAGTCAACAGGATTTCCATCCTTTGCACATGGACAGACAGGTGTGCAGGGTGTAGGACGTACAGCTAGTGGTATCAGTATGCTTATGGGTGCTGCTAGTGGTGCAATTAAGAATGTTATTAAAAACGTAGACGATTATTTACTGCGTCCACTTGGTGAACGTCTATACCGTTTTAATATGCAATTTGATTTTGATCCAAACATTCGTGGTGATCTTGAAGTAAAAGCACGAGGAACAGAATCACTTATGGCTAATGAAGTACGTAGCCAACGATTAATGCAGTTTATGCAAATCGCAAGTAGCCCAACGCTTGCACCTTTCGCAAGATTCCAATATATTATTAGGGAAATTGCTAAGTCGTTAGAACTTGACCCAGACAAAGTTACTAACAATATGAACGAAGCAGCAATACAAGCAGAGCTAATGAAACAGTTTCAACAACCTGCTGAACCTGAAGGAGCACCTGCAGGAGCAGATGCAGCAGACCCAACAGGAGCAGGTGGTGGTAACATAGGAACTGGTATGGCTCCGCAACCTAATGAACAAGGATTTAGTGGAAATGGACAAGGAGCACCTCAACAAGCTGAAATGGCTAGTGGCGAACAACCGCCAGTGGAACAACTTCAGTAGTTATATTGATTCTTTAATAGAAGCACAACAAAGAAAAATAGAACAATCAGATAGCACCACGGAACTATATAGGTCACAAGGAGCTATACAGGAACTACGTAAGATAAAAAATTTACGTGATGTAATTTCAAACTTAGGATAAACACTATGATGAACAGACCCAACCCAATGTACAAATCAGGTGGCCTCAATGATGAGGGCGGTGAAATAGATGAAGTCTCAGGCAACGAAGTTCCTGTAGGTGGAACTAAAGAAGGTGTGCGTGATGACATTGATGTTAACATGAGCGCAGGTGAGTTTGTTTCAGATGAAGCTACAACACGTTATCATGGACTAAAAACATTTTTAAGTATGCGTGATGAAGCCATGATGGGTATGCAAAAAATGGAAGCAATGGGTTTAATGGGTAACTCAGATGAGGCAACATTACCTTCGGATATGCCGTTTGGTATGGGCGATCTTATGGTTGTGCAGATTGGTAAAGATGGTCAAGAAAAAGAATTAAACATGCAAGAAGGTGGATTAGTAGATACACAAGAAGCATTGTCTCTACCATCAAGTACTGGTGGTGTGGTTTCTCTTGAAGACCAACAACAAGATACACCTATGCAGGATACAATTGGTCCTGTAACATTTGACGAAGTAATGACAGATGCAAAAATGGAATTTAAAGAGTATCGTAATGCTGAAGGTCAAAGCCTTATGGTTCCGTTTATTGGTGGCGTA